GTTATATGTACAGAGTTACATAAAACAGGAGAGATGCTTACAGAAGATTGGGTAAGAGATATTAGATTTACATATAGTAAATTAACTAAAAAACATATTAAAGGATATTTATCTTGGGCAGTACCAACTGTTAGACATATTAAAAAATATCCTACATATAGAAAAATATGGAAACATATTGCACAGCATAGAGCAAATGATATTGCATGGAGAATGAAACAAGGTAAGTTTGATTTACTTGGAAGAATCTATGCAGGTATTGGAGAACCTTTATGTTGGTTAATTGGTAATTTTGTTACTGATAAAACATATAATGATATAATTGCAAAAGGTAAGAGGCATATTTAATGGCAATAGAAAGAGGAAATAAAGTTACTACAACTGGACTAGTAGATAAAAAACCATTTACACCAGAGGCTCCAGACATGAGTAAAATGAAAGTACCTGAAGCTATGCAAGCAAAAAGAATTAAACCCGCTGAAACAAGAGTAGCACCCCCAATGGAATCAGCACAACCTACAGAACAAGTAGCAGACAAAATTCAATCTCTAACAGATGAAGATAAAATTGTATTAGATACAGTTCTAGCTCCATCTGTTGCAGCCGTTCTTAAAAAAATTGCACCAGATGCTAGTCAATTAATTGACCAGTTTACAGGGCAAGAAGAGAACGTAGTTTTACCAGTCTCAGTTGTAAAAAACTTTGCAACTAAAAGATATGGTGGGGCAGATGAGGGAGATGCTGTAGAAAGTTTTATAGCAGATCTTTCATCTACACAAGAGATGGATCAACAACCTGTGCCACCTGAAGAAGAACAGTACCAAGCAATAGATACTGAACAAATCTAATTCAGCCCACAACAATTATGGAATCGAGCTACCCTTATCCATAAGGCACTCAACCCAATAGGTAAAAATAATGGAAGAAGAAAAGAAAGTTTCCGAAGAGAAACAAGTTAAAGTACCAAATGTAAATCCTTATCATAAAGACAGAGGTGAAGATGATGCCGAAGTTGAAGCATTTGCAAAAGGTGAGTTAGCTAAATATCAAAGGGAACAAAGAGAAAAAGAAGCAATCGCAGCAACCGAACAGAAGGACACCGATGCATCTGAAGAGACTGCAGATCAAACAGATAATCAGGCTACTCCTATCGCTGAACGCCCTGCTAGAGCTGAAGATAGAGTCTTTAAGAAACGTTATGACGATTTAAAAAGACACTATGATTCTACTATTCAAAAACACAAGGACGAATTAGAATCTTTGCGTGCTAGATTAGAATCAGGAAACTCGCAATTTAATCCTCCTAAATCTAAACAAGAATTAGATGCATGGAGAAAAGAGTACCCCGATGTATATGATATGGTTGAAACCATAGCTATAGAAAAGGCCACTACTCAAACTGCAGAACTTGAAGATAAATATAAAAATCTTAAAGTACAACAGGAACAAATTGCAAAAGAAAAAGCAGAAGTAGAACTTTTAAAACTACACCCAGACTTTAATGAATTAAGGAAACAAGATTCATTTCATGAATGGGCTGAAAGACAGGATCCTACTATACAAGGTTGGTTGTATGAAAATACATCTAATGCAACTTTAGCTGCTAGAGCAATTGATTTATATAAAATGGATCAAGGCATTAGTAAGTTAAGTAAAAAGCAGGAAACTGACGTTAAGAAAGAAGCTGCTAAAGCAATTTCTAAAACAAAGAAGAGTACTGAAACTGATATGCCAAAGAAGAGAGTTTGGACTACAAGTGAAATTTCTAAACTAAAAGCTCATGAATTTGAGAGATTAGAAAAAGAAATAGATCTTGCTCGTTTAGAAGGTAGGATTGAACAACGTTAAACAATCAACTAAACTAAACTAAAGGAGGGTACAACCATGGCTTTTGGAAGTGCTGGTGGATATTCGAACTTACCTTCAGGTAATTTCACTCCACAAATTTTTAGTCAGAAGGTTCAAAAATTCTTCAGAAGAGCATCAGTGGTAGAAGACATTACTAACACTGATTACGCTGGAGAAATTGAAAATTTTGGCGATACTGTTAAAATAATAAAAGAACCAACAATCACTGTTGCAGATTATGCAAGAGGTACAGCTGTGTCTACACAAGACTTAGCTGATGACCAAATCACTATGACAGTTGATCAAGGTTCATACTTTGCTTTTAAAGTAGATGATATTGAAGAAAGACAATCTCATGTTAACTTTGAAGCTCTTGCAACCTCTTCAGGTGCATATTCATTAAAGAAAAACTACGACTACAATGTATTGAAGTTTATCTACGATAACGCTTCTACATCTGCAGGCGATACTGGAACTGACGCTTCTCCAATTGATGGTGATGCAGCAGTTGACACTTTAGCAAATGTTGTGTCAGCAGCTAAAAAAGTTCTTGACAAAAATGATGTACCAGAAGAAAATAGATGGTTAGTTGCACCACCTGAATTTTTTGAGCAATTAAGAAAATCAGGTGCTAAACTTTCTGACCAATCAGTAATGGCTGATGGCGGTGCATCTCAAATCAGAAATGGTAAAGTCACAGACAGACCATTATTTGGTTTTAACATGTACTCAACAAATGCAATTGCTGTATCTGGTGGAAGTGTTTCTGCTAATACATTTGGTTCTGCTGGAGCTAACGAGTATGCGTTCTTATATGGACATGCATCTGGGGTAGCAACAGCTAATCATATTGCAAAAACAGAATTAATCAGAGACCCTGATTCATTCGCTGATATCGTTAGAGGCTTACACGTTTTCGGAAGAAAAATTCTTAGAGACGAAGCAGTAAGATCTGGCGTAATCACAATTGGTTAATCGTAGGAGGATATAAACAATGACTGATTATAATAGTTCAAACACAAACGCTTTGATTAAAGCATCAAGCGATACTGTAAGAATAGCTTCAGAAGTTGTAGATTTTTCTTCTACAACTAATGCTGCTACTGACACTTTTGACATTATTGGAATCCCAGCAAATACTGTTGTACTTGCTGCAGGTTTTGATGTGTTATCAGCTGGTACTGGTACTGGTACAATTGCATTAGGTGACAGTGTTGACGGAGATCAATACGTTACTGCAGTTGCACCAACTTCTGCTGGTCAACAAGCTGTATTAGCTGCACCTTTTGCATATAGTTCTGCTGATTCAATCAGAGCTACTATTGCTACTGCTGCAGTTAACGCAAAAGTAAGAGTATGGGCAACTATGGTTTCACTTGATAAAGGTGGATCAGATGCTGATACAGACGCACAAAACGTAACATTTAGTTAATAGCTAATTATCTTGGGGGGAGCAATCCCCCCTTGATATATCAGGAGAATAAATGTCAACAACATATTTAACTTTAACAAACAGAACTCTTAGAGAACTAAACGAAATCGAATTAACTTCTGCTAACTTTGCTTCAAGCAGAGGAATTCAAACTGCAGTTAAAGATTTTATAAATAAATCTATACATGACATTTATAATGAAACAGGTGAAATACCTTTGCTATATGCAAGAACTACACAGAATTTAGAAATAGGCGATAATGAATATGATTTTCCTGCTGACTTTAGAAAAGCAGATATGGATTCATTTTCAATAGGGCCAAAAGAATTAGTTACTAATGGAGAGTTTACATCTGATATAACTGGATGGACAACACAAAGTGGATCTCCAACATACTCTAGTTCAGGTAATGGCAGATTAAGTTTAAGTAATGCATCTGCATCACAATCATTTTCTACAGTTGTAAATAAAACTTACAGATTACAGGTTAGAGTTTTAAACTCAAATGCAAACGCAGATACACTTGATGTAGCTGTAGGTATAAGTGCAGGTGGTACAGAAAATAAAAGTAGTAGTATAACAGTTACTAACTATGGTGAAGGTAATATTTTAAATACTACATTTACTGCAACTGCTACAACTACACACATACAATTATCTACAACTGGGGATTTTACAGTTGATTATGTAAGAATATCAAGAAACGATATTTTAAATAGAAAGATGACTTACATATCATATGATAACTACATACAAAATTATAAACCTACTGATGATACAAACAATAGTGGTAATTATGCAAACCCATTAAGAGTTTACATATTACCTAACCATTCTACATTTGGCATAAGCCCAAGACCAAATAGTAATGAGTTTGCAGTAAGTTATATATACTATACAACACATACAGATTTATCTGCTTATGGTGATACTATGAGTTTACCAGATAGATTTGGAACATTAATTATAGATAGAGCAAAATATTATACATATATGTTAAGATCTGATCCTCAACATGCACAGTTAGCTGATAGAGACTTTCAAAGAAAATTAAGGTTACTAAAAGTAGACTATGCAACTAAGAATGATTATATGAGAACAGACACAATAGCAGAAAGTATTTCATTAAACATAGGAGGCAGAGTTAACTAATGGCTATTAGAGAAGATAATAAAAAAGTTCAAGATAATATGAATTATCAAACAGATAAATTTAAAATGCAAGGTAGAGATAAAGAAGAGCCTGTAAGAAAAGCAGATCTGTCTGATAAATTAAATACTAAACAAATTAATGATTATATTGATAAATACAAAAAAGGTGAAGATGTATCTGATATAATTAGAAATTTAAATTTTAACGAATTAGAAACATTAAGAAGACTAGCAGATAAGAAAATTACATCATAATGCCATCTACTGATTTAATATCACCATTTGTAGTTAGTTGTGCAGGAGGTTTGACACTCAATAAAGATGTGTTCTCTATGGCTCCTGGTGAAGCACTTATACTACGAAACTTTGAACCAGATATTAAGGGTGGATACAGACGAGTTAGTGGTACAGCATTATACAATAGCACAATTGTACCACAAGGATCTAGCAATACTAGTTTAGTGATAGACTGTGCAATTGTATTTAATGGACAAATCATTGTAGCTAGAGGTGGTGATATACATAGAGGTACAACTTCAGGTAGTTGGACAAGTTTAACTACAGGTTTAGGTACATCTACTAGAGCATATGATTTTGAAAAATATAATTTTGATGGGACTGATAAAGTAATTATAGCAACAGGGCATTCAGCTGCACAAGCAATTAATGAAAGTTTTGCTGTTGACCCTATTAATGCAACAGGTGGTGGGACAGCTCCTACAAATCCTAAATTTGTAAAAGCATTTCAAAACCATATGTTTTATGCGGGTGCTACAAATACACAAGAAATTTTATTTAGTGCACCTTTTGCTGAAGATGATTTTAATACAGCTGATGGTGCAGGTTCATTTAAAGTTGACTCTGAAGTAGTTGGATTAAGAGTATTTAGGAATGAATTATTTATATTTTGTATAGATAGAATTTATAAATTAACTGGCTCATCATCCGCAGATTTTGCAGTACAAGAAGTTACAAGAAATATTGGATGTAGAGATGGTGGTAGTATTCAAGAGATTGGTGGTGATGTTATATTCTTAGCACCAGATGGATTAAGAACTATTGCTGGTACAGCTAGAATTGGTGACGTTGAACTTGGATCTATATCCAGACAAATACAAGCTAGAATTGATGAAGTAGGATTGGATAGAATAACATCATTAGTTATTAGAGACAAATCTCAATATAGAATATACTATCCTACTACAGCAGGATCTCAAGCATCATCAAAAGGAATTATAGGAGTATTAAAAAATAATCCAAATACAGGACAGATTGGTTTTGAATACTCTGATATGATAGGTATTAAACCTGCATGTACAGATTCTGATTTTATAAGTAATGTTGAAACGCAAGTATTTGGTGGATACGATGGTTATATTTATAAAATGGAAGTAGGTAATACTTTTGCTAATGGTGCTAGCACAGATACAATTGTAGCTACTTACAGATCTCCAGATATGGTATTAGGTGACCCAGGTTTAAGAAAGTATATGCAACGAGTAAACTTAAACTACGAAGGAGAAGGTACTTCAGTTAATGCTGACTTAGCAGTTAGATATGACTATGATAGTCAAGACACACCACAACCAAATAAAATAACTTTAACATCAGCAGGTGGTGCATCCCTATATGGCACAGCTATTTATGGCAGTGCATTATATGGAGCATCAGGTACACCACTTATAAGACAAACAGTAGAAGGATCTGGATTTGCAGTAGCTTTGAAAATAGATGATAGAAATCAAACAGATGCATTTTCAGTTAAAGGATTTCAGCTAGAATTTACCCCAGGAGGAAGAAGATAATGGCAGGATATAGTGCACGACAATCAACATACACAACAGGTGATACAGTTGCAGCTGCAGATACTAATGACGAATTTAACCAGTTATTAGCTGCATTTAATGCAACAACAGGACACACGCATGATGGTACTGCGGGTGATGGTGGGCCTGTAGGTGTAATTAGAGATTCAGGTAATTTAAACAGAGTTTTAATTGATGACTCTAATAATCATTTAGAATTTTATGTTGACGTATCTTCTTCATCAGTACAACAATTAAGAATACAAGATGGTGCTATAGTTCCTATAACTACTAATGATATAGACTTAGGTACATCTAGTTTAGAATTTAAAGATGCATTCTTTGATGGTACAGTTACAGCTGATGCTGCTAATATATTAAGTTTATCTTTAACATCTGGTGCTACAGTTACAGCTATTAATGATGAAGATAATATGTCATCAGATAGTGCAACTGCATTAGCTACACAACAATCTATTAAAGCATATGTTGATTCACAAATTGGTGCATCTGATACTTTAGCAGAAATATTAGCTAATGGAAATACTACAGGCGGAACTAATATTGATGTAGATGATGATGATAAAATACGTGTTGGTGCTAATCCTGATTTAGAAATATACCATGATAGTACATCTAATCAAAGTAGAATATTTGCAGCAGGCGGTGGTGATTTACGTATTGCTGGTGCAAATGTAAGATTATCTGGTATTGCGGGTACAGAAACTATGCTTCATGGTACTGCTAATGGAGCTGTAGATATATATTACGATAATTCTGTAAAACTTGCAACAACAAATACAGGTATTGATGTAACAGGTACAGTTGAATTTGATTCATTATCTGATGGTACAACTACTATTACGGGATTTGTAGATGAAGATAATATGTCTTCTGATAGTGCGTCACTAATACCAACTCAACAATCTGTAAAAGCATATGTTGATTCACAAGTTACAGCTCAAGATTTAGACTTTCAGGCAGACACAGGTGGAGCATTATCAATAGATTTAGATAGTGAAACTTTAACATTAACTGGAGGTACTGGTATAGATACTTCTGGTTCTGGTAATGCTGTTACATTTGCAATTGATAACACAGTTGTTGCGACATTAACAGACTCTCAAATTCTTACAAATAAAACTTTAACATCTGCTGTATTAAACACAGGTGTATCTGGAACTGCTGTATTAGACGAAGATAATATGGCTTCAGACTCAGCTACACAATTAGCTACACAGCAATCTATTAAGGCTTATGTAGATTCACAGGTAGCTACAGCAAATGAATTATCAGAATTAACTGATACTAATATTACATCTCCAGCAGATGCAGCATTATTATTTTACGATACTGGCACATCTAAATGGATTGATAATGTAGTATCTGGAGATATTACTATAGCAGATACAGGCGTAGCTGCAATAGGTTCAGGAGTAATTGTTAATGCAGATATTAATGCATCAGCTGCTATAGATGCTACTAAAATACATGATGGTTCTGTAGATAATACTGAATTTGGATATTTAAATGGAGTAACATCTAGTATTCAAACCCAATTAGATAGTGCTGCAACTGCGGGTTTTTCTATAGCTATGGCAATTGCACTTTAACATTGACAGTTTAGATAATAGCTATATAATATATAAATAAGGAGAAATAAATAATGGCACAAAACTTTAGACGATACACAAGCAACGATGTAGGAACATCAGCTGCTGCTATACCTAGCGGTGCAGCATTTGATAGCTATGATACAATTGTTGGTATATCAGTTGCAAATATAACAGCATCTGCTGTTGTAGCATCTGTATACATTAATGATGGTGCTAATGACATTTATCTTGTTAAAGATGCACCGATTCCAAGCGGATCTGCATTACAGGTTTTAGATGGCGGGGCTAAGTTTGTAGTTCAATCTGGTGATAGAATTTATGTTCAATCAGATACAGCTTCATCATTAGATGTTTGGGTATCAGCCGTAGACGCAATAAGTACATAGGAGAAATAAATGCCTTTTATAGGAAACCAACCAGCATTAAGTTATACAAGTTTTGCTAAGCAAGACTTCACTACAAGTGCGACTACATCTTACACACTTGATAATCCTGTAACTAACGAAAATGAAATTGCATTATTTATAAACTTT